TGGGGTAGTTGTGGAACAGGTGTTGGAAATCAAAGAGCCAATCAATTAGCAAAAGGTGAGACAATATCATTAGATACGGTAAAACGTATGTATAGTTATTTATCTCGTCATAAGTCAGACCTTACTAGTTCAAAAGAATATGGTGATGGTTGTGGAAAACTTATGTATGATGCGTGGGGAGGTGAAGCGGGACTTGCGTGGAGTGAAAGAAAACTCAAACAAGTAGCCAAAGAAAAATTGAGTGAAACACAAAAATTAGTTTTTGCTGATGAAGAGAAACAAATCTTGGTTGGTGCCGCTATGGTTCCAAATAAGATGATACATCGTTATGATGCGTTAGGTAATCTTTACTACGTATTTTTCTCAAAAGCAACGATTAAAAAAATGGCTGATAAGTTCCTTCGTCAAAAAAGAACTGACGAAACCAGTATAGAACATAATGGTATAAAACTTGGAGCCGATAAAGTTTATATTACAGAAAGTTGGGTAAGTGAAGACCCGATTAAAGATAAATCTGCGGCATATGGATTTGAACTTCCCGCTGGCACTTGGTACGTATCAATGAAAGTTGAAGACCCAAAAGTGTGGAAATTGATTAAAGACAAAATGCTTACAGGTTTTTCAGTTGAGGGTCTTTTCGCTGAAAAATCAGTTTTCTCAAAAGATGCAGAAATCATAAACACAATAAAAGACATACTTAAATCAATTAAAGATGATGAATAGTAAAACTGCGGTTGAGCGTATAATGAAAGTATTAGGTTTAACACCAGAAAGATTTTACGAAGGTAAGACAGAACAAGGTCTTATGGTAAAAATGGAAGGTGAATTAGAACTAGGACAAAAAGTATATGTTGCGACAGAAGAAGGTCTTATCCCTGCTCCTCCAGGAGTTCATAAGTTAGAAGATGGTTCCAAACTTGAAGTAGATGAAGATGGAAATCTCATCAAAATAGATATGGGTGACTATGAAAAAACTATGGACGATAAGAAGGAAACAGAGGATGAAGCAAAAGCAAAAAAGGATGAAGAAATGTCTGCTGATAAGTTCGCTGATGTAAAACTAAAAGACGATAAAACTATGAGAGTTGGCGGTGATGCTCCCTCTGTTGGTTTGATGGTTAAACAAGTAAATTACGACGGCACTTTAACAGCGATGGCAGATGGAGATTATGAAAGCACAAGCGGAGATGTTATTTCCGTTGTTGGTGGAGCAATCTCTGGTATTCAATCCAAGGCTGACTACGAAAAAAGAAAAACTGGATTTACAATTGCTGAAACTCCTGACGGGGTTAAAGTTGAAAGTCCATCTTTTGATGTAGGTGAAGACCTCTTTGTTCTTGATGGTGATGAGAAAAAACCAGCACCAGATGGAGAACATCAAGTTGTCCTCAAAGATGAAAGTGGTAATGAAAACAAAATCAGAGTTATTTCCAAAGATGGTAAAATTGTTGAACGTGAAAACGTGGAACAAGCAGATATGGAAAAAACTATGATGAGTATTGCGGAGCAATTCCAAAAAGCATTATCAAAGTTTGAGACCAAAATTGACCTTATCGCTCAAAAACAAAAAGAACTGGAAAGCAAATTCCAAAAGTTTTCCAAAGAACCTGCGGGTTCAAGAGTTTATACTCAAAAAACAATAAACGAAACACAAAATCCTCTTGCTACTAAATACGAAGGTTTTAGAAAATTAAGAGCAGATTTAGGTGGTAAATAAAAATAGAGAAATGAAAAACAATTTAACAAAACTCAATTTCAATTACGACTTGGGTGGTCTTTCTTCATATGTTGACCAATTGTCTCCTGATATTATCAGTGAAGCGGTATTAACACCCGTAACAATGAAATACGTTAATGTAATTCCTGGTATTAAAGGAACTCAAAACGTAAATCTTTTAACTGAAACATTAGTAGTTCAAACTGGAACAACTTGCGGATGGTCAGACCAAGGTGACGTAACATTTACAGTTGCACCTGTAACCGTGCAAGCATTAAAAGTAAATCAATCATTATGTTTACAGGAACTAAACACACTCTGGTTAGGCCAGTATTTGAACGCTGGTTCATACAATGAGAATGCTCCATTTGAACAAGCAATTATTGATTTACAAACTAAACAAATCAAAAGATATAACGAAGACCTATTATGGAATGCTTCATCAGGAACTTCAGCGTTTTCAGGATTTAGAGAAATCTTTGGTTCTGCAAACTTCGTAAGTAATGGTGGTGTAAAACTTACAGGTCAAACAGCGTTATGTTCTGTAACAGGTTCTTCAACTCAGCAACAAGCGTATAACGTTTTAGCACAAGTTGATAATCTTATCAATCAGTTAAACAGAAACGTTTATGATAGAGATGATATTGTAATCTACATGTCTCAATCTCAATTCAAGTGTTATATGGTTGCTTTACGTAACGTAAATAACTTCCATTTCACTGAACCTACATTAGGTCAGGTTTATGAAACGTTCCATCCACAATCTAATTTCAAGGTTGTAGGGGTTCCTGGATTAAACGGAAGTGACTTAATCGTTGCTGGACCGATGCAGTATATGCTTGTTGGAACTGACCTTGCTTCAGACGAGGATAGTTTCAGAGCGTGGTGGTCTCAAGATTTCCAAGAAGTAAGAATTATGTCTGCTTGGAAACTAGGAACACAAGTTGCTTTCCAAGAGTTCTTCGTAACAAACGGATTATCATAAGAGAGGGGGGTAATAACCCCCCACTTTTATACAACAAATAAACTATGAACTTAAATAATATAAAATGAGTTGTAATTTAACAGATGGTATTTTACTAGGTTGCCGTGATAATGTCGGCGGTCTTAAAAATATGTGGATTACTGACTTCTGTAATATTTCTGCGATTACCAGTTCAACTGGTGATACAATCACAGCAATATCAGGAACAGGAGAGTTTTATTGCTTCCAGTTGATTAGAACATCTTCTCAACACACAGAAACAGTAAATGCTTCACTTGAGAACGGAACAGTATTCTACCAAGGTGAAACCGTAACTTACTTTGCTAAATTGGAACAAGCGAAAAGAAATATCTTGAAAACATTAGCACAATCTCAAAGATTGGCAATTGTTGTTGAAGATAATAACGGCGCTTATTTCTTTTTAGGACAAACTTACGGAGCGTATGTAACTGCTGGAACTTCAGTGACTGGTAAAGCACTTGGAGACCAGAATGGTTATAATCTAACTTTTGGATACTTGGAACCAAACCCTATGAACGAACTTTCAGGAACACTGGCTTCAGTTGTTTCAGGAATTACCGTTGATGATTGTGGTGGTTGCTTGTAATAAAAATAACCGAATATAATAATGTAGGGGGGTAATACCCCCTATGTTTTATTTTTTATTGATATGTTGATAATAAAAACAAATCAACCGAATACATTAGTTGTAACGGTTTCACAGAATAGCGAACTTACTAATCCAGAATATTTATTCTCCTTCACTCATATATTCTCAAAACAAAATGTTAGTTTTATCCCAACAGATATTTCAACACATAAAAGTAGATATGATGAGTTTTTTTTCGTTGAAGGAACTGGCGTAGGTCAAATACACTTTCCCTATCAGGGTCAGTATTTGTATGCTATTTACGAACAGCCTGCGGGTTCTGGTAATCTTAATCCAGCACTTGCTTATAATGTTGTTGAAAACGGAGACGCACAAGTATTTCCTTCAACCGCTTCAACTATGGATAGTCAATACGACATCTTCATATCAAGTGATGAGGATAATTCTAATATTATTTTTGCTCCTGGCGAACCTAATCCTACTCCGAATATAACACCTTCAATCACTCCTTCACCTACGAGCACACCTGCGGCAGTCACTCCAACGCCATCGGCAACTCCTACTTTGACGCCAACGCCAAGTTCTACCCCACCAGCAACATTTAACCAATTTATAGTAGGTACGGGTTCTACTTTCACTGAGGCTTGTAATAACTTATCTACGGGTAATACAATAACGGTTTATGCTAATATTGGTGGAGGACAAGCACAATGTAATCCTTGTTTGCCGTTGAATTGTTTCCCTTGTGTAAATACGAGTGATACTTGGTGGTTAGATGCGGCATTCACAATACCTTTACCTGATATGTGGATTGCTAATTGTATTGATAATAACGTATGTTCTCCTGGTACTCTAAAGAGACAACAGATAGTAAATCAACAAATCGTAGGTGGAACCTTTACAGATTGTTAGTGATTTTTTTGTATAAAAAAATATATTTATAGATATGAACGAACAGAAATTAGATAATGGAGAAATACTTAAAGTGTTTGAGTTTGCCACAGCAAACGTTCCTATTATTGAAGAAAACTTAATCATCAATACCCGCACCCCGTGGGTATATTATGGTATTGCCAACCTCGCACCACAAGAACTTATTAGATTATACAATTCTTCACCAACACATCGTGCGTCAATACAATCAAAATGGTATGGTGTAAGAGGAGAAGAAATTACATTGAGGTCGGGTGAGAACGAAAGATTGGCTATGAGTAATAGTTTGGGAGACCCTATGTATGACTTATGGAGTAAATGTGCGTTAGATTTTATCTTATACGGAGCATTTGCCTTGAATATTGTTTGGAGAAAAGATAGAGATACTGGTTTTGAGATGTATTATATGGATGCGTCAAAAATTAGAG